ATTTTGGCATAAAAAAATCAGGAGGCCCGAAGGCCCCCGTCCATGTGACATATTCAATTGTAAAGTTTAGGCAGGTATTCGTAAGACATTGAAAAGCATCACATGGATATTAATCTATCTATAGATGGATGCGTACAATTCCATCTAATAGACACTATTGATCTTGTTGGATTCTTGTTACAACCTTGTTGTATTTTATCGCAAATCTAACAAGCTATTCCAACCAAATACGGATAGCTTCAACGGCTACTTTTAGTCCTGTTGTACCTGTTGTATTGTCGGCTTCTACTGCGCCTGTCCATCCATAGGATGCCAGATGTACTTGGTACTTTAATTTCTTTCCTGTTGTATTCTCGACAACATCTAGCTCAATGGCTTCAATCGCCCATTTCTTGCCTGTCGTTCCTAACATCGTGTTAGGTTGTACATCTTTATAAAGTACCCATCCTTTATTAGCAATATGCACTTTAGCGTTGATCTTAAGTGTGCCTTGTACTTTTGTAGTATCGATATATAACGCTTCTAAACGTTTTGCTTTTCCGACACTACCGCACATCATGCCGTCATGTACATAGTCCATCCATCCAATATCTTGAGAATGTCCACGATAACGCAAGCCGTAATTATTTTTAGCATCGTCTTTCGGTTCAAATGCTTTCGGACGGAAAACACCGATAACACCGGCAATAGAAATCGCAGTGATATTTACATAAGGATAAGGCTGATTCTGTCCTAAGAAATAGTAAACACCATTTTCGATTCTGTCTAAAATAGCGATATGACTATAAGGACAATCTGGTGAACCAATATCCCAGATGAAAATATCTCCCTGTCTAGCATTTGCCAAAGATACTTCGGTAGTCCAATTAATCAAGCCGTTAGTGTTCTTCATCTTTGCATAATCACAAACATATCCTGTCTGTGTAGCGTATAAGACTTTACCACCGATGTACACAATATAGGTGTTTCCGAAGTCAGCACATTGGAACGGCTGCTCTTTTGGGAAATTGTCAATGTCAACTGATTTTCCTAAGTATGCGCCTTTAAATTCTTTATATGATCCCATTACAATTCCTCAACTTTCTTTTCCACGTTAGATAGCCTTAACTCGTGTTCCATTTGCTTTTCTTTGATTTGGTCAATCTTTGTTTCTAAAGTACGTATATCTAATCGTGTTTCCCTTGTCGTTTGACAAAGTTCATCTAGCTTTAAATTTGCCTTAATGATTCCCTCTGCTTCTGCTTTGGTATTCCGTTTTGATGATGTAACGATGTTGTAGATAGTACCTACAACTGCTACTACGGCAAATAAAAAAGCCAATGAAACTTGGCTTTCTCCGTTAATCATTTTCGCTCCTTTGCGCTTTTAATTTGTGCATGTACTCATCTGCCTTAATAGCTTCTGGAGTGAAACTATTATTCTTCCACCATGACCATACGGTAGTTACGATTGTAAAAATTAAAGACACAATCTGATAGACTGTGTCCTCTTGTACTGGAATCTGTTGTCTGCCAAAAATGGCAAAAATCTGATTGATTAATGCGATAGCAAGAATGATTGTTCTTGCGATTACTTGACTGTCAATTTTGTATTTTTCCATAATTTACCTCTTTTCTAACGAAATCCATTCTAGCTTCATCGGAATCTTGTATTTCTAATAAGTCTTGATATGTTAACATACTACTCCAATCCATACTCATAAGGAGTACATTTATTTATACATTCTAGCATTGTTTAACTCCTGTTGTTCTTCTGCTTTGAAGCGCACATTGCTGTGCGCATTCACTCACTTAAAGTGTCCTTTTAATATGACATGTCTGTCCCGATGTACTGGATAAAGCGGAAATCGGCAGGCTTCTCACGCATGATATATCCAATATAACTGATTAAATCTTTTGCCATTCGCCAATATCCATATGCCGTTAAATGCCCTGCCGTGTACTCAGAATTTTTATAAGTGTGTCCATACCTTGTCAAATCGCAACAATATACGTTTTCCTGTTCTGCAAACGATTTAATCATAGTATTAATTGTGTCGTAGGTTGTAATACCGTCAATCGCATAAGCAGGAATGATAGTGCATACAAATATTTTAATTCCAGTATTCGCTGTTTTAAGTGCATTAATAATATTCTGATATGCTGTCCGAGTATCTTCTGTAGGCACACTATATGAAACGTCATTAACGCCAAGGTGGATAATAGCAAAGTCATACCCAGAAAAATATATAGCAGTATCACCGCCAGTTCCGTAATGCTCCCACCATTGAACAGTTGTTCTTCCGCTATGACCCTCATTGGTCATCGGTATACCTGTCATTTTTTCGAATTGTGCAGGATAACTATACACATTGCCATCTGCCCACGGATTAGTACCGCTTGAATAGTTAAATCCACCACCTGTTAGACTATCGCCAATACACAGTCCTTTTCGGAAAGCACACGCATCAAGTCCTTCATAGTCGCATGGATTTGTTGGATATTCTTTATATGCTCTTAATGTGTCCGTGTTTGCATAAATGATTTCACCTGTCGGTATAGTCGGTGTATAGTTACCCCATGCCGTTGGTGCATCTGTATCTTCAAATGACACTATCATATAGTATGCATTGCTCGGTACTTGGTGCGATATCAGATAGCTATTATCAGATACTACAGGTGTCTCTATATTTTTGCCTCCAATCCACGTTTTATTTGCATCGAAAAAACCGAAGTAACTAAATCTTGTGATTCCGTGGAAATACATAAATGTATTAGGCTCAACGGGGATATAATCAGAGCGTTGCCAACCGCTTGTGGTCGTGTTAAATGTGCCATCGTCCTTGAGATAACCTTTTACACTTGGAAAAAGGACATTAGTGTTTGTCGCAACCTGTCTGCGTTGTACAATTGCTGGGTTTTGGTCGATTTGCTCCTGTAAATTTTCAAGTTCTGCGTCTACGGCAACAAATTTGCTTGTCTTACTTTTCGGTTCATATTCGGTCGGAGTGGTTCCAAGTTCTACTTGTATTTCTGTCGGAATGATGGACTGCCAATTTGCGCCACTTCTGTAAATTCTTAAGCGGATATATGCACAATTTGCAGGAGTTGTAAATGTGCCGTAACGTGTCACCGCATTCATTGTAATCCTAGATATATTGGCTATCCAGACATCCTCACTTGTGTATGCTTCAACATACATGGTGCAGTTGATGTCTACTGCCTTCCAACTAATCACCCAATCAGCGTTTGCCGTTACTGGGATATAATCTTTTTCTACGGCATTGTTCAAACCAGTGGTTTGCTCGACAAGATTGCCATTAGAAAAAGTGCCATTTACCCATTCCGTATTAGGGTCATATACGTTCTTGCTCACATCAAAGACCGCTTGTTCCAGATCGCTTGTTTGGCTCTTAACATCCCCAATCTGCCCTCTCACCGCATCACCAGCGGTTGGATAAGTTGTGCCATCTGCACCAACTCGAATATCAGATACTTCGTTGCTTAGTGTACTGTAATCACTCGGTATGCTTTCGATTACAGATTCACCTGTTGCTTCGATTTCGGATTTTTTGTCATCGGTATAAGTATCGAGGCCCGATTTTTGTTCGTTTACAAATTCAATGATGGAATTTTTAAAATTTGGATCAATTGGATATTCAGAACTTTCACCTTGAATAGTGTTCGACTTATCTACAATCAGTCGGAATCGTTTGGATAATTGAATCTTTTCACCGTCATCCAAAACTCCATAAATCTGACAGGTGTATGTCGTGTTATATATCGTCATCGGCTGACCGATGATGAAAGTATTACTTGTCAGTGGTACGGCTTCGTTGGAGTACTCATCTGATTCCATAGACAGATAGATTGTTCCGACAAAGTCCTCTAATCCTAAGAAGTATATCGATTGAACTTCGTGTTCAAACTGTTGAATACCTGTTACGGTACTCAAATTCTTTACATGTATTTGTCTAGTTTCCATTATGCTACCCTCACAAATTTATACATTTCTCGGTTGTAGGTTATTAAGTATTGAATTCTCTGAGCGCTTGACGTACTACCCGAGAAGAATGCAAAATATTCCCCTGGTGTTCCAGGCGCGAAAAACACAGATAATACAGCGTGGTTTGACGTATCCCAATAGCAATCCGAAGCATCCACCCATACGTTATCGGCTGTAATATCTGCCGTATCGATACCGAAAGCATCATGGAGCATTGTCTGAACCTGAGTCAGTGTGAACAAAGATGCATACATACGGCTCGATGGATTGACTACGATCGTACCGTGTAACGTACACGTCTCAACTGAACTGACTTGCGTCCAAGTACCTCCGAAGTAGGTAGCTGGATTGGTGGATTCGGCTGACTGGTATACACTTCCGACAGGATACACGTCCAGTGGTCGAGTAACCACTACCCATTCGCCCCATGTGCCATTGTATTGGCGCATGTATAAAGCGCTGTTGGTGCTCTTCTGTGTTGCGAACTGTACGACCGAATTCTGATTGACCAAATGGCACCATACCTGCCAAGTTGACACATTGGACAAAGGTTTGTTCTGGGTTTGAAGATTTGTGTAGTACTCGACATTCGGAAAAGTTGCCTCGTTGCAATCACTCACGTATGTGGCAGGTGCGGTAGGTTGTGTAATGCCGATTTGAAGCTGTGATAAAAGATTTCCATTTTTTGCTTTAAAAGACATATCGCACCTCCTTAATCGTGATAGACTGCATTGTCTGCCAGTCCTTCAAGAGTTGTCACTTTACCCTCAGCCGTACTTACTCGAGTAGTCAATCCACTAACATTATCGTTGAGCGTGCTAATGCTTGATGTATGGCTTTGTGTCGTGCTTTGTAAATTTGAAATATTACTTTCTGCAGTAGAAATATCCGACTCCATAGCCGTCAATCTGTTTCCGATCGTAGTCATACTCTGACCGTCAAACTGGTTATAGATATTTACAAGACTCGTTAACAAGCTCTGTAATTGTGTCGGTGTCAAACTTCCGTATGCGCTAATGTAACTTTCCATCTGTGTGTTGTTTGCTTCAGCTCTTGCGTTTTCCTCGACCATATCCTGATAAGCTCGTTCGTATGTATCGCCATCCTTTGATGGATTCTCACGAACGTCAATCTTGAATGGTAATGTATGTACTGCCGTGTCAGAATTCGTATTGAAGAATTGAATGACTGCGTTGAAAAGCCCAAACTGTCTTGTTAAATTTAACGGAAGGATAAAGCTGACTAAATGGTCGTCAATCGTACATGTTACTGGTGCGACCCTTCCTGTTGATACTGTAAATTTCGCCGTTACCGTATCGAAGTCAGAAATATCTTCCTCAACAAAAAATCCACATTCCCTTGCCGAATCGTATTGCACGGCATTGAAGATGGGAGTTGTGGATTGTGATGATAAAGAAATATCAATAATTTGCATGTTTGTTACCTCCATGCACGG